CTAGAACGAGTATCACCAATTCTCCCAGACCCAGGCATGGTTCAAAAGGGATTAGCAATAGATGCAGAAGGATGTTTAACAATTGACTACGGAAGATTCAAACCAGTGGACAAAGGGGCGCTTTGGCGTGCCGATGAGTTCGTCGTGGAGCAACTTGACGGAAATGGTTTGGACAACAAAGAGCCAACTGTCCGTGCATACGGAATTGAAGCAGAGTTCATTGGGCACCGAGCCGACCTATGCCTCTTTGACGATGTTGCCTCACCTGACAATGCGAGAGAAAGCGTGGCTAGGGACAAACTTTTGGAAAGATGGGACGGAGTGGCAGAAGCCCGTTGCGACCCAGGCGGGCTGCTGGCTGTTGTCGGGCAAAGACTCGGTTCGGGGGACCTTTACGCTCATTGTCTCGCCAAAGAAACATACGACATTGAAGAAGATATCAATTACGATGGGTCAGATGTCCATACCCCTGAAGATGTATCTGAAGGTGTACCAGTACGGCAAAAAAAGTACAGGCATATTGTCTATCAAGCCTATTATGAAGACCTTGACACGGGTAAAGAATCTCGTTCTTTCAAATCTTTACCGTATCCAGACGGACCGCTACTAGACCCCAAGCGTCTCCCGTGGAAAGACCTATCTTTCATTAAATACAATAAACCAGATGTGTTCAAAGTGGTGTATCAACAAGAAGACCTGGACTTGGATTCTAAACTGGTACAACGCACCTGGATAACAGGTGGCATGGGGCTAGATGGGGTGGACTACCCAGGTTGTATAGATGGTGACCGCCAACCAGGGTATATCCCTGAAGGATTAGCCCACCCGTGGGTATCTATCGTCGCTGTAGACCCCTCACCCACCATGTTTTGGGCGTTTGTCTGGATTATCTACCAACCAAATACCAACCTTTACCATGTTGTAGATATAGAACGAGTCAAACTATCCGCTGAAGAAGTCCTTGGATACGACACAATGACAGGCGAATACTCAGGACTAATGGACAGGATGCAAGAACGGTCCTATCAAATGGGTTACCCCATCTCACATTGGGTTGTAGAGATTAACGCAGCCCAACGGTTCCTTTTAGCACACGACTTTGTACGCAAATGGCAAGCCCTCCACCGAGTCAATGTGATACCACACACCACAAGCCGAAACAAACTAGACGAATCGCTAGGTGTAGAAGCACTACTGCCAACAGTTATCAGGTCAGGAGCATTGCGCCTGCCGTCTATGAAAGGCAACTGGAAGACTCTTGCTGCCACAGACGAGTTAACTAAATGGTCACGAGATAAGAAACATGGCACCGACATTGTTATGGCACTATGGATGGCACTACTAAACTTGCCGAACCTCACCGAATCAAAACCACCACCCCGCCAATGGCGACCATCCTGGCTTAAATAAGGCTAATATGTTATCGTTGCATTGTTTGAGTACACTAAAGGTCACACATGAAATCAGTTGAAGAAATAGTTGACCTATACCGCCAGCGTGTAACAGCCCAAGGTCCTATCCTTTCACAAATGCGCCAAGTACGCCAACTAGCCAACGGTGATGTCGTTGTACCACTAAACGAATTAGACCGCAACACCAAATCTTCAGTAGCGAACCTGCTAGTACAAGGTCTTGACCAGATGAGTATGCGTGTATCAAGCACCATGCCAGTGCCTTATTTCCCTGCATTGCGTGAAGGTTCAGACCGTTCAATGCAGTTAGCCCGTGACCGCAAACGAGCAATGCTCTCTATCTGGGACCAGAACCGCATGAACATGAAGATGCGTCGCCGTGCTCGTCACCTTCTTGCATATAGCAACTCACCTATCTACATCAAACCTAACTTTGATAAGCGAATCCCAGAGTGGCAATTACGCAACCCACTTGATACCTTCCCTGCACCAGTTTCAGACATTGACAACCCTGTCCCAGACAATGTTATTTTCTCTTATAGCCGTACATACGCATGGCTAACCCAAAACTTTGGTCCAATGGTTAACGGACAACTGCGTGTAGGACAACCACAAGCAGACGACATGTTCACTGTATTGGAATATGTATGCGACGACGAAGTAGTTACCCTAGTTATGGGATACGAAAAAGAGCGTGACCCTATCAGTGGTACTGCCTACATGGGTTCCCCATCGGTAGAACTATCCCGTGTCAGTAACCGTACAGGCATGCCACTCGTTATTGTTCCTCAACGCATCACACTTGACAAACCACACGGACAGTTTGATGGTCTTCTTGGTATGTACTACACCCGTGCTCGTTTGCAAGCCCTCACCGAAATTGCTATTGAACGTGGCATCTTTCCTGATGAATACCTTGTAGCCCGCCCAGGTGAAAACCCTGAAATCATCCAAATCGCTGACGGTAAATCAGGGCAACTTGGTGTTGTAAAGGGTGGCGACATTCAAGTACAACAGTCAAACCCTGGCTACAAAACAGACACGGCACTAGACCGTTTAGAACGCCAAGAACGTCTTGAAGGTGCAATCCCTGCCGAGTTCGGTGGAGAATCAGGCACCAACATCCGTACAGGTCGCCGTGGCGACAGCGTATTGGCAGCAACCGTAGACTTCCGAGTACAAGAAGCACAAGAAATCTTTGCATCATCCATGATTGAAGAAGACAAAGTAGCCATTGCTATTGAAAAAGCCTATTGGGGTGCCACATCTAAATCATTCTTTATGCCAGGCATGGGCGGTGGAATCAAAGATTACACACCAAACAAACTATGGGAAACAGACTTCCACTATGTTGCATACTCCGCAGCAGGTTCCGACGTCAACAACCTCATCGTTGGTTTAGGTCAGCGACTTGGTACAGGGCTTATGTCTAAAGAATCAGCCCGTGAAGCCGACCCTCTCATCTCAGACCCAGAACTAGAGAAGGACCGTCTTGTTGCTGAAGGTATTGAAGCAGCATTGTTGTCTTCTATCCAGACACAAGCAGCAGACCCTAACGGTCCATACCAACCAGACGACCTTGCATACATCGCATCACAGGTTCAATCAAACAAGATGAATCTTTCACAAGCAATCATGGCTGCCCAACGCCGAGCACAAGAACGACAAGCAGCAATGGCACCACCACAGTCACCAGAAACAATGCCAGGGTTGTCAGCACCAGGGATGGGAATGGAACAACCTACTGCTGGTCCTGCTGGTCCTCCTTCTTTAGATTCACTTCTTGGACAACTAGGTGGCGGCGGAGCAGGCGCATCAGCGCAACCTCAAAGTCCTGGTGGTGTGTTAAGTTTGGCTAATAGTCTTGGAGGGGCATAATGGCTGAGAAATACCCAAATCGTTCAGACCTTAGAAACCCTATGAGTCAACCAAAATTTACTGGTCAAACATACGGTCAAGCGACACAACAAACACAGGCTACACAGGCTGTACCTGCTGGTCCTCCACCAACAAACAATTTTGCTATGCCTGGACAAGTAGCAGATTTAACTGCCCCGACTAACCGCCCCGACGAACCTGATACCGCTGGAATGAACTTTGGTCCTGGACCAACAGCCGATGTGTTCGGCCCATCAAAACAACCAATGCAATCAATGCCAGCAGATGTTCTTGGTGGTTCACGCCAATACACCATTGACCAAGTAAGAAATTTATATTCACGCCACCCTAACTCTGCTTTGTTTCAATTAATTCTTGAGTTAGAAAACCAACTACTTTAATGAGAAAAAGCCAAGACCAGATTGAACAAGAATATCTTTATGGTGAAGAAGTAAAGAAAAATCGTGCGCTACACATAGCAACTTTAAGTGCTGAAAATTCAGACCGTCTTGCTCAAGCCGTTGCTGGTTCTGAATATACAAACCCAGAAATTACAGCAATGCTTGGTTTGTCTACCACGCCTGTTGATATGGTTGCAATTCACAAGGCAGCACAACAACAGTATTCACGAGAAATGGTCAATGAAGATAAACGACCATCTAACGTGACTAACAACCCATTGGTTGCTAAACAACCTCTGTTGCCTCCTTCACCTTCTGGTGGAAGCCACGGCAGTTACCGTGTTCACCGTGACGGCACAGAAGGTAAAACATTATATGACTTGCTTCAAACACCACAAGAAGATTTTATGGTTATGCCTGGGCACAAACCTAAATGGTGGGAAGTTGTAGACCCAACAGGTCCAGGAGGTACCAACTGGAGAAACCTGCAGGTCCCCACACCTAAAACACCTGACGATTTATTAAACCTTACTGAACCACAAATCATTAAATTTTATATACAAAACCCACAGGCTTATGTTGATTTAAATAACCAATTTAGACCAACAATGGCGTTTATAAATAAAGGCAAAGTTGTTCGTGGCGGCAACGTATCAAAAAACGACAGTGGCCCTGTAATCCCCGACCCTAAATTCCCATTAGGTCATCAGGCTTTAATTGAAAAAAAGTTTCCTACATTTGCAAAACTTGCTAAAGCACAAGAAGCAATTGCTGGGGCAAACGCTTCTGCTATGGAACCTACTGGTTTCTTGCGTGACGTTGCCGCTTTTAAAGATGAATTGGCTGGTGTAGGTTGGCTTGCTTCTTTGCCGTTTAAAACTATTGGCATGATGACACCAGACCACATTGGACCTGCTGGTATTGACATTGAGGCTGGCGGATTAGATATCCCTTTACGGGTAGACCTAACAAAAATTGGTACTGCCGCCCGTGCAATATCCAAAACAGCCACAGCAGGATTTACAGGTGCAGCACAACTTGTTGGTTCCAACCTTGAATTTGCTTTATCAACACAAAACACTCCAGGAGTTAGCCCTTTACAATGGGCTAACTACCTATGGGGCCAACGTGACCCCGAAGGTGCAACCTTAGATAACTACTACAAAACAGTTATCCAAGGAAACATTCTTACTCAAATAATTAAACGTGGCTTAGACCCTAAAGAAGACCTTGACCTTGGTGGTGGATTTTTCCCTGAAGGACCAACAATGGAACTTGCTCGCCGCCAACACGACGCTGGTCTACCAAAAATTGCAGGGAAAACATATTCTGTTGGACGTTCAGTTACCGAACCATTTATTAAAAATGGATTAATTGACCGTGAAGGATACGCAGCAAGTTTCTTATCAGGTTTAGCCGACTTAACTTTTGACGTTGCTACTGACCCATCAATATATTTTGACCCAGTTAAAGGCATGATGAAAGCCTTTGGACTTGAAACTGTTACCGCAGCAAAAGTTCTTAACGGTGCTCTTGCTGACCGACTACGGTTAGATTGGATTGCTAAACGTGAAGCCGCTGGGTTGTCAACAATTCTTAAATCTATTGACGAACCAATATTTGATTCGTACACAAAAACATGGAAATACGGCGCAGAAAACATACCTGCTAAAGACCTTCCAATGTTTGCTGGGTTGCTTCCAGCAGGTACCATATTGCCGCCAGAAATTGCAGCAATTGTCAAAAAACAAGCAGACGACATTATTGCTGGTCGCGCACTAGAAACATTAGATTCTCCTCCTCCTGGAATATTTACCCCAGAATCAAATTCGCTATCTGATGTTCATTCTTCAATGGGCATAGTCCCAACTACAGGTGGTGTCTTACGCACCAATCCAATGGCAATTGACGCCCTGCCTCATACCAGGGCAGGTAGAGCAGCACTTAACAAACTTTCCTCATTTGACAATGTTGGACAACTCTATGATGCTTTCCTTGGGAACATTCCAATTGGTGCCGCACAAGAAATTCAAGACATTGTTGACGCAGCCCGCCTTGCAGGTGCGGCTCCAGATTTAAACGCTGTGCATAGAGTTTTAGTTACTGGAATTTTAAGTGCCGACCCAATGTACTTTACTTTCAATGTTCCTGGAATCCAAGGTCAATGGGTTAACCAAACAGGGACAATGGTTGCAAACAAAGTAATGGACAAATTCAATACCCGACAATTTGCGACAATGCCTGGGTCTACATTTTTTGGTTTTGATGACCCAATGGCTTCTATCAAAGATATGAACAATCTTATGAGAGTTATGAAAGTATCTACTGCTGACCGTCATGCAATGCTTTCAGCGGCTATTACTGCCGTAACTAAAGAAGGTGCTGGGGCGCGTTTTGAATTAGCAAACCAATGGATGAAGACAATGGTGGCCCCCGCTTTGCGCAAACAAGGTGTACCTGAAGCGTGGATAAAATCAGTTACCAAATGGTCCAAGTGGAGTGACGGCATACATGAATGGTCCCTTGATGCAATGGGCAGTAGTTACCCTGTGCCCTGGTTAGAAGACGGTTCAACAGAAATCTTTAGAACTATTGATGGTTTGAACCAAGGGTTTATCATGGCTCACCCTGACCAGTTGAAACAACTCATTCGTGAAACAACAAACTTGTGGAAAACAATGAAACCAGTTCGTGGTAATGCCGCGGTTGAAACATTATTAAGCCCTAAATTGTTTCAACAACTTGACAAAATTCAAGGAAATATTCTTAAGCCTTTAGCCTTGGGTGCCCCGCTACCCGTTCGCATGGCAACAAGAATTATCCCAGATGAAATGTTGCGTATTGCCGTAAGTGGCAACTTGTCTGCAGAATCTTTGCAGATGATTGGAACTTTTGGTCATGTAAATTACACAACCCACGGTGTTGTTATTCGTGAAGCAAAAGAAATAGCCAAAATGGTTCCGCTTATAGACGAACTTGATTTCCTACAAGGCAAAGTTGCTATGGCTACATCGTTGGGTGACGTTGAAAATATAAACAAATATCAAGGTTATATTGATGCCATTGAAAAAAAGTATGGTACAAAAGCCGACATTAAACGTCAAATTGACGTACACAACAAACGGATTGACACAAACCTTCCTGGGGCTAACCGCACCGTTGCTAAAAATGTTGAAGGAATCATGGCTGATGAACGCATGGACCCTCGCGTTATTCACCATGAACGCTCCACCATCACAGCCCACGCTGATGCTGACAAACATCCAGAAAAATGGATTGATGCAACTGGTGAAGATATTGTAAAAATGTCTTCAAGCCCAGAGTACCCACCTATTGCTGAAGCAATACTGGCTGGTCCAACTGAAGTAAGCAAACTAGCAAATCGTTTTTTAAACGGTGATTTAAAACCACAACTGCAAATGTTTATTAAATCTGCTGGTAAAAAAAGGGCTTCTTGGGATTGGTCAGATATTAACAATGTTGAGCGTTGGGTTCAAAGCAGAATATTAGACATTGAAACACGAACAGTTAAAAACTTTGACGCTATAGAATCAATAGCCACTGGAAAATTTAACGGCAAATCTATTTCCGCTGACAACGCATGGAATGTTTACAAACCAACCCCTGAATTTAGAACACACGTTGCTGACAATTTACACACAAACCCAGCCCGACCACAAAAAGCCCCCCACTACGCATTAGAAGGCGAAGCCCGCGCAGCAGAAAAAAGTGGATACTTAACAAAACAATTTAAAATTTACCGTAACGCTTCTACGAAATTTGCCCGCAACCCATACACGCAATACCACAAATGGCAAACCATTATTGACATAATGCCAATCATGGACCCCAACGAAGCAAAGTTAATGGTTAAGGCAATAGATAAAAGTGATGCTCCTGCATGGTTGAAACAAAGACTTGCAGATGCTTTACCTGATGCCGCTGGTACAGCAACCAGAAACCAAGTAGAAATTCTTGGTGAAATGGCAGGCCAACAAAAAATGACGGACCTTCTTTACGACTCTAGTAAAAAGTCTTATTTTGGTTATCGCCATTCTTTAAACTTTGGTTTCTTTGACGCATGGAAAGAACAATGGTCTGTATGGTCACGCCTTATTGCTGAACAACCAACTGTTTTATATAAGGCTAGTTTGGCGCAGAAAGCACTTGAAGATGCCAACTTGCCTGACTGGGCTGGTGGCATGCCAGGTCAAGGTATTTTGTATAAAGACCCAGATACAGGCAAGCAGGCTGTTGCTGTGCCATTTGCTCGTAACTTTATGAAAATGATTGGACTAGAGGGAAGTGAATCTATTAGCACAAAAAACTTAACGCTGTTCGGTCAATCTGTCCCTGGTGTTTTTGGTTTTGGTGGGATTGTTTGGGACTCCATACTTCCAAATACAGAAGAATTTGCTTCTGTAAGAAACGTACTTTTCCCTATGGGTGACCCAAAAATGAAGTCATCATTGGCTGATTATTTTCTTCCAGCATGGCAACAAGGCGCAGGCGTTGCTGGTTTAGAACTAGCAAAAAGCGTTCCTATGCTAAACAAACTTCCAGGTCTTGATAACCTTCAACAATTGTTTAGCAGTGAACAAAACGATGTTGTACGCAACACAACACTAAACGCTGTATTCACCAACATTGCTTCTCAACGTGGCGGTGTACCTGTCACGGAAGAAGAACGTGTTCAAATTCTTGAAGAAGCAAAATGGAAAACCAATGTACTTTTAATTTTTAAATCAGCATTAAAGATTTTTAGTCCTGGTGCTTCTATTACAAAGTATTATGAAAAACTTGGTCCTAAATATTACACGCAAGGTCAAGTATTAAACGACTTGCGCAATATGACTAACGACCCAAATAAAACATTTTCCGAAGGAACAATGGAATTCTTAAACAAGTGGGGTCCTGGTGCATGGGTTTATTTAGCAGGTTCTTCAACAACTTACCCTGGTGTTCAACCAACTAAAGAATATGGTGAATGGTCAAAATCAAATGGCTCTATCCCAGCCAAGTACCCATTAGTTGGTGGATACCTGGGACCTCAAAGCGGAGAATTTGCTTCTAATGTTTTTGTAGGACAAAGAAATTTAGGATTAACTAGTCCACGACCTGCCAACATTAAACAAGATGCTGCATTAAACAATCTTGCTTGGGGGCTTTACAACACCTACAAAGATTCACTTCTTGCCCAAGGTGCTGTTTTAGGTTTGACCCCCGAACAAGCAAAAAAAGATGATGGTTTTAGAATGGCTATGACTTTGAAAGAAGATGAACTTCAAGGTCTATACCCTATGTGGAATCGTGCTGCCACCCGTGGGGCAAACGAAGTTGAATGGGTTAACCAGGAACGCCAAATTGAACGAATGATTAAAGATTCAAAAGTTCTTTCCTTGCCTGCTGGTAAAGCCTTAAAAGAATATTGGGATTACCGTACTAATTTTATTGTGGACGCTAAAAAATTAAACCCTGCATTGTCTGCTGGCAAGTGGAAAAACAGTTCCGCTTCTGCTGGTATGCGTCAAAAATTAACAACCAAGGGAGAAGGACTTGTTGAACAATACCCTGAATTTAAAACTTTATGGGAACGTGTTCTATCTTCCGAATTCCTACCACCAGAACTGGGGCAATAAATGGCTATCACAAATTTAGATTCAGACAAAACAATTAAGGTCCCCTATGGCTTTAAAGGTGAAAAAATTACTATTGCTGAAATGATTAAAACTAAAGAGTTTACTTCTCTTGAACCTTTATTTGCTGAACGCATTTTAGATATGATTCGTGATAACCCTTCTATTGGTATTTTGAAAGGTGGCGGCGGACGTACAGAAGAACAGGTTCGTAATCTTTTTTATGCTAACTACAAAAAAATTGCCAATGCACCCGACTACGAAAACGACCTTTCTAAATACGAAGAAATTAAATCAGGTAAAATTAAATGGAACCCTGAAGATAGCCAGTGGTATCAAAGGGTAACAAACAAAACCGTTGCTGTGCCTGGTGGCAGTTGGCATGAAGGTGGATACGCCGTTGACTTTACTGGCAATGTTGATTTGGCTGGCAAAGTTAGTAAAAAATACCAACTAGAACAAGTGACTGGTACTGGAGAAACACATCATTTTCAACCTCTTGGTGTTCCTGTTTCTAAACGTATGTTTCTTGAATTAAAAAACACATACGGCATTGACGCTATTAAAACTCCATTGTCACCAGACATTCTTTTGTATATCAATAAAGAAATTGCTTCTAATGTTCCCCGTCATCCTCAACGAATTAAAAAAGTTCTTGATGCGGCTCTTGCTAAGTTTAAAACTTCTCTACCAGGAGCAGATGAAAAAACGGTTCGTGAACAATTTTTAACTTTTGCTGGTCAATCTGCTTCCCCCGTCAAAGTTGACTGGAGCCAGGTATCTAACCCAACTCCTACTACTGTCGCCAAGGCTGTTGTCCCTAGAACCACAACTACGACTACTAGTACAACTTCTACATTGCCACCTACAACTACTACTACTTCTCCTAAAACAGGTACGCCATTAGAAATAATGCAAAACAACGCAACCGAATATGCAAATAACCCAACTGCAACTGTCCCCCCATCCACCACAACATTGGCACCTCAAACAACTACCACTGTTCCGCCTTCAACAACCACAACGGTTCCCGAACAAGTGGGTGGTCAAAGGTCTTTAGCCCCTTCACAATCAGAATACGGTGCCCGTCCTTCTCAGCCAACCCCAACAACAACTACAATACCTGTAACCAACACAACCATGAAGCCGACAAGTACAACCATGAGTCCATCTACTACAACTACACAACCGCCAACTACTCAATCTACTATCCCTGGGTCTGGCGCAACCGCATCCGATGTATTTACTGGGAACACAACCGCTAGTTATGCAGGTGGCATTGACCCTAACTATAAAGGTATAACAAAACAAACAGGTTATGGAACAGATGCTTACACATACACAACCAATGATTGGCAATCAATTTTTGAATTAACTTCAGGCGAAGTAATTACCGTTCAACAACAATTAATGAAAGCGTTTCCTGGATTTGTGCCTGGTGTTCTTGGAGACAAAACAGATTCTAAAACAATCAAAGCATACAAACAGGCTCTTAGCCGTATTAATCTTTTAAACCAAGATACTGCTTCACCTTTGCGTGGTAAAAAGATTTTAAATCAAATTGAATTGTTAACTAAAAATCCTGCTGCACAAACGTCTACTTCGCTTCCTTCGTATCAGTTAAATAACCCTGCAGACTTGAAAGCCGTATTTAAAAAAGCGGCGCAAGATTCTTTAGGTCACAACCTTGGTGAAGGGGATTTAAACAATCTTGTTGAAACATACCAAGCGCAGCAATTAGCCTACCAACGCAAAGTTTCTACTGGGGGTACAGTTACAGCACCGCCATCACCCCAAACTTTTGCTACACAATCAATACAAAAAGATTTTGGTGATGAAGTTGATATTAAAAAAATGGACAATATTTTTATGTCTATTGACAAGGCCCTAAGTGGAGGAGAATAACAATGGCATTAACTAAACAACAGATTGCTGCTCAAAATAAAAAAGCAAAAGAAAAAAGAGTTGCTTTTACCAAAGGCCAAAAATGGAATGAGTACATTACCAAAAAATTTGGATGGCTTGTTGATGTTTACAATTCAAACCCCGAAGTTGCAGACATCATTAAAAACGGTTATGTCAACGATGTCCCACTTGAAGACATCAATACTAGTATTGTCAATTCAAAATGGAACCTTGGTTTACAAGTTGGAGAATATGACTACCTAAAAGGAACATCTACTAATGACCGTTCTTATCTAGATAAAATAGATGCAAATAAAACAATGGTCCGCAACCAGGCTGCCAAGGCTGGCTATTCACTAGACGATTCTGATTTAAATATTTTGACTGCTGGGTTTTTAAAAGGTGGATGGGACGCAGCGACCTTGGCTAATAAAATTGGTGAAAAAGTTATTGCTAAAGCCAAAACTGAAAGTCCAAATAAACCTTCTGTTACCCCTGCCGCTACAACACCCACCTCATTACAGCAAGGTGGGGATGCTGCTTCTTTAAAAACTATATCTAAATCGTATGGTTTGAATTTGTCTGATGCTTCTATTGAAGGCTATGCGCAATCCATTGTTGCTGGTACTATCTCGGCTCAACAAGTTAAAGACCAGTTCCGTAACCAAGCAAAAAGTTTGTATCCTGCTTTAGCCACACAATTAGATGCTGGCACGGTTGACGACGCAACCGAGTCGTACCGCACCATTGCAGCAAAAACTTTAGGTATTGACCCAACAGCAGTTAACTTTTCTGATGCAACCAAATTTGGCAAGTTACTTACTTATCAAGACCCTAAATCTGGTGAATCACGCCTGATGAATTCAACTGAATGGACCCAGTATTTGCGTGGTCTTTCTGATTGGGGCAAAACAAAAGAAGCCAAAGACCAGTATTCTGGGATTATTAATACTGTTACTAAACTTTTTGGAAAGGTTGGATAATGTCTACTCCAGCAGAACTACAAACCAGCCTTAATTCTTTAGGGCTTGGTTTTCTTTTTCCTTTGTTAGATTCCCTTGTTAAGGACCCATCTATTGATGCGACAGATGAAGACGCTGTTGGTAAATATATTGATACCAGTCCCGACCCTAAAATCAAGGATGCTATAAAAACAAGGTTTTCTGGTAACGAGGGGCGGCAAGCCGCTGGTCTTCAGCCGTATACGCCTAAACAGTATATTGAAGCAGAACAATCATATGTTCAACGGTTGATGGATAATGGTATGCCAGCAGGTTTTTACGATACCCAACAAGACCTAGCCAAACTAATAGGCGGCAGAGTCTCACCAATAGAATTTGAATCCCGTATTCAAAACGGATACCAGGCTGCACTGAACGCACCAGCATCAGTAAAACAACAACTAGAAAACCTATATGGCATAACAACACCACAAATGGCTGCCTATTTCCTAGACCCAACAAAAGCCACAAACATCATCCAGGCTGGAGCAAAAAACTCAGACGCCTTTAAACGCCAAATCAGAGCATCACAGATTGCTGCCCAGGGCCAAACACAAGCAGGCATCCAACTTGGTCTAGCAACAGCAGAAGAACTTGCAGCACAAAACATAACTCCTGAAATGGCACAAACTGGGTTCATGGACATTCAAAACCAGCAGCAACTATTTGCTACGACAACTGCTGAAGCCGCATCAGGGCAGGCAAACATCAGTCAGGCAGACCAAATTGCTGGCACCTTCGGAACTAACGCTGCTGCTCGTCAAGCCATTGCAGAACGCAAACGGAAACGCACCGCACAATTTGAACAGGGTGGTTCACTCCTTGCCAGTCAAACAGGCAACATCGGTTTAGGCACAGTAGGGCAGTAGCACACAACAAAACAGTGTGCTAACTTAAGTCTTGACCCCGATGGGGAGACATTGCTAACAGCCCCCCTAGTTAGCGATTGTAAAACGGGGTGTAAATATGTAGCCATCACAGCCCTCCGTTGTGATGTGGACTTAAGGAGAGTGCCATATGTCAAACTTTGAAGATGATTTCAACGAAGACGACTACGACCAGCCAGCATCTGAAACGAACCCAGTTCGTGCAAGGATGAAGCAACTGGAAAAGGAAGCCAAAGAACTACGCAAACAAGTTGCAGAGTTCGCAGTAACCCAACGAGAGTTGGCTTTTGCAAAAGCAGGGATAGACCCCGCTTCACCACAAGCCAAGTATTTCGTTAAAGGATACGACGGTGACTTAACCCCAGAAGCAATCAGGGCAGCCGCAGAAGAAGCACAACTGATTACACCCCAATCTGTCCAGGTAGACCCAGACAAGGCAGCATGGCAGCAGTCCAACAGGATTGCCGCTGGAGCCGAGACTGCATCTGAAGGACCATCTTGGGTTAAACGAATCAGGGACGCATCGTCAGCAGAAGAAATTTCTAACATTTTTGCAGAGGCACAAGCCCAAGGTGTCAACCTTGGTTAACCAAACCCCCCTCTAAAATTTAAGGAAAACCCCAAATGGCTGATTATTACGCAGCAGAAACAGGCACCTCCAACCTATCCGTAGACCAGGTTGCCTTTGAGAAGTTGGCATACTTTGCCCTTCGTCCAGAAATGTACTTTGACCAGTTCGCAGATGTTCAAGCAACAAACGCAACTAACCCAGGTGCATCCGTTAAGTTCACAGTCTTCGCAGACCTTGCAGCAGCAACCACTGCTCTTGGTGAAGCAGAAGATGTAACTCCAGTCGCAATGAGCGACGCACAAGTTACTGTGACCCTTGAAGAATACGGTAACGCAACGGTAACAACCGCTAAGTTGCGTGCTTCATCTTTCCTCCCTGTGGACCCAGTAGCCGCTAACGCTGTTGGTTACAACGCTGGTTTGTCAATTGACACCATCGCTCGTAACGCTGTCCAGGCTGGAACAAATGTTATTTACGCAACGGGTGGTACAGATACCGCTACGGCTCGTGTTGACATGGATGTTGATGACACCATCACCGCTAAAGATGTCCGTCGTGCAGTGGCTCAATTGCGTGGAGCGAATGTTCCAACAATTGGTGGCAACTATGTCGGTTTCATCCACCCAGATGTTTCGTACGACCTTCGTGGTATTACAGACGCATCAGGTTGGCGTGACTCATACAAGTACACCAACGCAATGCCTCTTTACAACGGTGAAATTGGTATGTTTGAAGGCGTTCGCTTCATGGAGTCGGCTCGTGCTCCAATCTTTGCAAACGCTTTCAACGGTTCAGGTTCCGCTGGTACAGGTGACTCATACGGAACCCTCATCATGGGACAGCAGGCTCTTGCCAAGGCTGTATCTATGGGTGGCGAGTATGGCGCACAGCCAACAATCGTGTACGGAACAGTTACAGACCTCTTGCAGCGTTTCCGTCCAGTTGGTTGGAAGCACTTCGTTGGTTACGCAGTATTCCGTCAGGAAGCAC